GGAGGATTTGGCGGAGGAGGGCGCGGCGGGTCTTGGGGGCCGTGTACTGGCAGGTGCCGACCGTCTGCTTCCAGCCGGTGGAGGTCTTAACGAACTTGCCCTGCCCGCGAGCGTTGGTGCGGGTGGTGATGGTTTCGCCGGTGAAGTCGTCGGTGTAGGTCCATTCCCAGCCGGCTTCTTCGTAGCGGAGGACCGTGATGTCAGTGGGGGTGTAGGTTTCCATTTTTGTTACCTCCATTTTTGGGGTTTATCTTCAAGGGGCTTTCCCTTGATGACTACAACTATACACGGGGTTGTGTGTATGTGCAAGTCTTTTCGCCTGGCGTGCGTCACATTATTTTGAGGGGGTGGGCACTTCCTTGATCCCCAAGGCGTCGGCGATCTGCTTTTCCAGACGCGCGCCTCGCGAGTCTTCCCAGCCGGGGAGAAGGTAAATGTAGTCACACGTCGCGAGCATCGGCAGGCAGACACGCATGTAATCTTCCCATGTGGCTTCGGCTTCGGGGCCGAAGTCGATAGACGCGGGGTTCGCCGGCTCGTATCCCCGAAAAGCGAGGGTGAAGGCGGCGATGGAGAAGGAGAGCTTGAAAAGCGGGACGCCGGTAATCCTGCCGGCGATATATACGCGCCGACCGGGTGTGTGCTTTTCGTGGTAGGGCTGCGGGTCGGGGTCATGGACTGCGTATTCGGTCATTTGCCTTGCTCCTTAATTTCTTTGACTTTTTCCGCGAGTTCGCGGGTTCTTTTTTCGAGGTCTTTCATGATGTCACGCCGCTCTTGCCATAGCTCGCGGCGCTCGGTGGGGGTAAGCCCGCCAAAAATACCGTACTGCGGCGGGCGCGGGGACCGCACTTCGTAGGTGAGGGCGTGTTCGAGGCACTGCTTGCGTACGGGGCACTCGCGGCAAATCTGCTGCACAGCAGCCCGCACCCGGCCCGATTGCCTTTCAAAAAAAAGATTCGTATCAAGCTCGAAGACGCTGCACGCGGCCTCGTCAAGCCAGCCAGAGGAGGGGATCACTTGCGGCGGCCTTTCGCGTCGTTTTTGGTGAGGGATACGCGGGCGGCGGCGGGGTCGTCCACCGGCTCTAGGGCCGCGAGCGCTTCCGCGCGGCGTGAGTTTTCAAGCCAATCCGCGCGGAGCATGAGCGCGCCCTGCACGGTGCCCATGAGGGAAGCGGCGGCCCACATGAGATTGTGGGAGCCGGCGGCGTTTTGGTCGTCGGCGAGCTGGTTTGCGAAAATGAAAGCGCAGGCGAAAAGAAGGAGGGCGACGGTGAAGCGTGCCCGGCGGGCGAAGTGTGAAAGCATCATTTTAATGTTTTCCTTTCTTATAATGTTTGACTAATTCGGCGAAAAGCCCGATTGCGAAAATATCGCCACTCTTTTTCAGCTCTTCGAGGGTCTTTTTCATCGAAGATTCAAAGTCCCGCACAGTGTAGGTGGTCCGGAAAAGTAGGAGCAGAATGGCTCGCTGTTCGCCTTCGCTCATGAGGTGGATGGGGAGTTTTCCTAGTGCGGTGATGAAGGCGGCGTAAAAAAGCGCGTAGCTTTGCATGGCCCATAAGCCCCGGAGGGCGGCGTCGGTTTCGAAGTAGCTCAGGGGGGCGGGGGCCGCCGCTCCCCTGAGCTTTTCGCCGCTAGGGGTCACGCCTGCTCGCTGAGCTGCTTCTTGTAGGCGGTGATCGCGTCGGTGATCGCCTTGTCGGGGGTGCGGGTCTTGGGGCCGTGCTGGCCGACGTACATGGGGGCGGGCCACTCCGCGCGGGGGATGTAGCGCTCAACCTCGGGCCAGTCGATCGTGTTCATGGTGTCGTACCAGTCGTCGCCGATCTTGACTGAGAAGCTGGGGTTGATTTCGCCGGCGTCGTAGGTGTCGACAGTGAAGGCGAGGATGACGTCTTCGGCGTCGGTGCTCAGGTCTGCGATGAGGCCCGCGCCTTGCATCCATGCGGGGGCGGGGGTCCAAGTGTAGTGATCGTTGCGGGTCATTTTTGTTTACCTCCATTTTGGGGTTTATCTTCGAGGGCTTGTCCCTTGATGTCTACAACTATACACGGGGTCGTGTGTACGGTCAAGCCACTTCAAGTGGTCCGTGTCACTTTTTCTTGTGGCGCGCGTCACGCCACTCGGTCACAGTATCCGCCGCCCACCCAAAAGTCCGATGCCCGTCGCCGTGGTCAATAACCACCTCGGGGGCGGGGAATAGCTTTTTACGCAGGTACGAGCGAACGGTATTCGGGGACAACCCGGTGAGGCGCGCGGCCTCGATAGTCCCCACGAAAGTTTTTGAATTCTTTTCCAAAATTAAAACTCCTTTTTCAAATACAAGAAAAGCCTCTCAAATTTCACCCGCCACCCGACCCAATCATCAGGAAGATTGATAATCCGCGCGTCATAACGCGCCGCGAGGCGGGCAATGAGCACACGATAGGAGCAAAGCGGAAGTTTTTCGCTAATAGGCGCGCACATCAGACGTTCGTATTCCCATTGCGTGCGGGGCATGTAAAAAAACAGCCGCGCGCCGGCTTCCTCGCCGCTGATCGGGAGCGGGTAGTAGTCGTTTTCTTCGACCCACAGCATTCGCCCGCCGTTCTCATCCGTATCAAGATAGGCCCGCTCTAGGTTTTCTTGAATTTTTGTGAGCCGGTCGAGGACGGCCTGCGAGTCCGCCGGCCTACTCTTTCCGCGCTCCCAGTTTCTTACCGCCGTGATGGGTACTTCTAGGAATTCGGCTAGGTCGCTGCGGCCCATGCCGACCGCGAGGCGACGACACCGCAGGGAAGTGGGGAAGTCGTCGCGCTCGCGGCCCGCAGGCCCACGCTTTTCAAAGCGTGCAAAAATCATGAAAAAATCTCCTCCTGCTCAGTGGCAGCATTCATCGTGACGACCGGCAAGCCGAGGCGCATGTGAAGCATTTTGAGAAGTCGCCGGTAAGCCGCTAACGGTAGCTTCTCAGCCATTTCGCTATAAATAGTCTCGTAGTCCTCTTGCGTCGTGGGGCAGAGTAGCACCGTCGGCGCGGGGAAGCGGAGGGCCGTGATGTCGTGAATATATTTTTCGTAAGCGGCGAGAATTTCAGACTGCACATAGGCGAGAGTGGCGAGAATGGTGGCCTTTTCTTCGTCTGAGGGTAGCGACATGCCGGCTTCCCAGTTGTAGACCTGTAGCGACGTGTAGCCGCCGCCGACGAGTTCGGCAACGTCTTCGTAATCCATGCCGAAAGCGTGTCGGCGCCATTTGAGGGCGGTGGGGAAATTATTCACTTCGGCAGGGCTAATTTTAATGTTTTCGATCTGCATTTTGTTTACCTCCTTTTTGGGGTTTTGGTTCAAGGGGCTTGTCCCCTGATACCCATCACTATACACGGGGTTGCGTGTACATGCCAAGTGGAAACATCCCCGAAAAACAGAAAAAGCCGGGGTACCCACATTTTTCAATGTAGGCACCCCGGCTTTTACCAGTGCAACAATCAAACACAACCCGAAGGAGGTAACAATGCCACGGGATAAACCCGCACTATTATTCTACTCCCCGCGCTCACGATTTTTCAACCGATCCAATTCTTGCCACATTCGGTGGTGCTCGTCATGGGCGCGGCTGTCCAGTGCGATCCGCTCTGTGCGATCCTGCTGCTGGCTGGTTTGGAGCTGGTTCAAAATCGCGCCATGGGACGTGAGTTCCTGCCCCTGACTTTCCTGTCGGCGGGCGATAATCTCAACCTTTTCGGCGACAATATCCAGCTTCGCGCCCAGCGCGTCCAAATCGTCACGCAGGTTTGTCCCGTGGTCATTGTTGGTTTGTTCTTTGACGCTTGAAACGTCTGTGCTCACGCCGGTAAGCGTCTTATGTACCTCCTGCATCTGGGTTTGCAGGCGAGCTTGGAAAAGCTTCAAATACGTGACGACAATTCCGGCGAAAGCGATACAAATTGTTGAAAGTGCGGCGATCATGTCAGCCGTGAAAAAACCCGGCTCCCCCGCAGGGGAGGGAGCCGGGGAGGCCTCAGTCGCCGCCAAAAGCAAGGCGACTACCACTATTCGACTTCGCCCCCATGCTTTCCGGTGTACTGTGTGCGCTCGCGGCCCGCCGGGGCCGCGAGGTCATACAATCCCGCCGCCGACAAGCCAAGCAAAACGCCCTGAATCAGGTCTTGGAACCACGCTACGGCGCCGAGCTGGCCTTGTGCTACCGCGAGGCCCGCGCCAAGCACAACCGCCACCAGCGCCGCCCATTTGCCAGACAGTCCGAGGCCCTTAGCGAGATTCACGAGGGCGAGAATCGCCGGGACCGATACCAAAGTGAGAACATTTGTTGACATATTATGCCCCTTTCAACTTTCAGATAACGCCGTTATTCAACGCGCGCTGCAGGGCGATCACCGTATTCGAAGGCCCATCAAGCACGCCGTCGGCCTCAAAACCGTAATGCTCCTCGAGGCGGTTGATGGTCTGGGGGCCGATCAGCCCGTCTTGCTCGCAGCCGCCGAGCGTGGCCTGCAGGGCCTCGATAACCGCGCTGCCTTCTGGCTCGTCGGTCCATTCCCAGCCGCTTGTGAGTGCCGGGTTTTCCGCGCGATACTCGGCAGGCTGGGAAGACACAACACCATCAACCGTAGTGCCGAGCACTTCCTGTAGGCGGCGGATGGTTGCGCTTCCGAACCAGCCGTCGGCTACCAGACTGCCTTCGGCGGTGACGCCGCCCGCGTCGTATGCGGGGCGGATCACGGCGCACACGTCGTCATGAGCGCGCCACCGGCGATAGACGCCGCCGCCGTTCGACTGTGAACCGCCCGCACCGCTTGAAGTATTAAATTCAACGGTGCGCACATACTCGCCCTCGCGGCCTAGTGCAAAGCCGGTATGGTCGGCTACGCCGTCGCCGTCCCAGTCGAAGCAGAGAACGTCGCCGGGCTGGATGTCATAGAACCCGGTGAGGCGCCCGACCTGTGAGGCGTCTCGGATCATCCACGGGACATAGGCATATACGCGCCCATCGCCAAGGAGGCTGGTTCCGGCTTCCGCGAGCGCCCATGAGACGCCCATTGCGCAAAATGGCACGCCGGATGCGCCGAAATACGCGCTCCCTGTCTTTTCGGCATACCAGCGGCCGTACTTGCTTCCCTGCTCGGGGTCGTCCCATCGGCTGTAGCCGACTTGCGATTCTGCGACGTCGAGGACGTGTTGTGCGTCTACCATCAGTTGCCTCCTTCGTTTTCCGCGTTTTCGGGCTTGGTGTCGGCTGGGCCGTCGCCAAATTCTGGCATGGTCTGGACCTTTTCTTCTTCGTTCTCATGCGTGAGGTTGTTCAATTTTCGATCCCCTTTTTTTGGTGTCTTTTTTGGGCTTTTTAGAAGGGCTCTTCCACCGGCTGGGTGGGTGCGCTCGCGGTTAGTGGCGCGCGGATAGTCGGATCTACCGCGTCAAGCAAAAGCCCCCGGTCGCCGCCGGCGGCTTCGTATTCTGCGAAAAGCGCCGCGAGCTTCACCGGCCCACCCGCAATGGTCAGACGGCGGTTAATTTCCCACGCCGTCATAGTTTGCAGTTCCGCGAGGTCGCGGTCTGTGAGCGTCGCGAGGTCAATTTTCGTTCCGGTGATGGAGTCGGTAAAATCTGCCATTCTGTGCCCTCCTTCTTTTTGTTATTTGGCTCGGATGATCTTTTGAACCGTGTAATAGGGTTGGAGAATGTTCATCGGCTGGCCGCCGCCCGTCTGCCCCGTCTCCGTATCCGCGTTGGTCAACCCATCATTCGCCATGGTGCCGATCCACGAGCCGCCGTTTTGATTGAGCGAGACAAAAGATTGGCGACCCGGGTTGCGTTTCTGTCGGTCGTGCCAACCGCGGTCATTCCCGGCGTGGCGGTGCGGGGGTATTTCGGCGATAGTGATCGTGTGCTTCTTTTCGCCGCCCACATGGCCGATTGCTGGGAATTCGTTAGAACCATCAGACATGACAGTGACGCGGCCCCGCAAATCCGGCACCCTGAACATATCCCCGAAAACGTACTGGCCGCCCAAAGCGGCCGCGAGCTGCGGGTATTGTACGGCGGGATAGGTGGCGCCGTCACAAAAAAGATACTCGGCGGGTGCGTTTGTCCCGGCGTAGTCGAAAATTGTGCCTACGGGGACGGGCGGCGCGGTTGGGGCCTGCGGGCCACCACCCCCCGCAATGACGAGAGCTTGCCGGCCCGCAAGCAAAACGGGCACCCGCTGGCCTGCCTGTGGGGTGCCGACGCAGTCCACGCCCCGAAGTTCGCCCTGCTGGCCGTCTAAAATGATCGTGACCTCCGGCGCGGTCTTGGTCACGGTCGCCCACCGTAGGGAGGCTTTATCCGCCGCCGCCAAGGCCGTTGCCTCCACGCGGGAAGCTAGGAAGCTCGTCAAATCGTCGTTCACAGCGTAGCCACCTCTCGGAGCGTCGTAGACTGTAGCGCGGTCGCGTCCAATCGTACCGTTGTTGACTGCACGGTCGCGAGTACGCTCACGTCGCCCGTCTGATACGCCACGAGGTCATTAGGAACCAACGGAAGCGGGAGGTGACTGATTTCGAGTTTGCCGATAGCGGCGCTCGCGGCCTGCAAGCGGCGGCGGGCCAAACTATTAGCAATATCTTGATTAGCTACCTGTGCGCCGGTCTCTACCTTGGATACCCAGCGGCCCCGCGCCGGGAAACTGGAGGCCGACGCCGGGTCACGGTTTTCAGCAAAACCCACCGCCCCGGCCTCCTTCCCGTTACCCTGACCAACCACAATATAACGGTTCGGGATCTCGGCGAGGTCTTGTTCGCGCGTGAATTCCGCGCTATGGATAGCCCGGTCACCTTCTTTGAATTCCCATACGCGGGCGCGCTTTATGGGTTCCACATACGGCGCCACCTGAAAAGCCCCGGCGGGGGTCACGGTTAGCGCCCAAAAACCAATCGCCTGCAAAAGATCGTTAATTGCAGTCAGTTTCGGGGTGCCCGCGTCCCACACCATAGACGAGGTGAGCATCGGGCCGCCGTCGGTCAAATCGACCGGCCCGACACCTGTCAGAAGGTGTCGGACATGGACTAGCGGGTGGTTCGCCGGGACCGTCTGATAAGCCGCCACAAAGCAATCCCCGTCTAATAGTGAAAGCTTGGACAGCAAATCAACGGTGAGTGTGCGGGCGCCCGCACCGTAGGCGCGCTTCGGGGAGGCGAAAAGAAACACGCCGAGCGGCCATGATTCGCCGGAGGCGAGCCGGTAGACGATCTTCACGCGGTCCCGCGCCCAATCAACGTTTTGCCCGCGGTCAATGATCGTGAGCGAGCCGGATGTACGCAGGCGCGTGCCTGCGTTCATCGTGACTTCGCCGCCCGTCACGCCGTCCAGCCGCCCTTTTTCCTGCTCGTCGCCGTCCAATAGGATCACGTCGAAAGACGCCTGCCGATGGCCCGTGAGACTCACTTCTCCACCTCCTCTAGCTCTAGGCTAAGTTTCCACACGCCGCCGACCGCGCGCGGCGCCTCCATGCTGAGAATAGTGCAATAAATACGCCGCCCCAGCGGGTCACGGTATAAGAACGGCGCCGGGGTGACTGCGAACTCTTCCAAACGCATAACATGCGTTTGATACTGTGCATCCGTGAGCGTGGCAGAGACGTTGATTTTGCGTACCTGCCCGGCGCCGGTGGTTTCGACGCCGCGAGCGCGCCCCGCGAAATAATGCACTTCGCGGGCCTGCAGGGAAGCATGTACGCTCACCTCCGGGTTGTACTGGAGGCCGACACACACCCCGAAGCCGGGGCCGCCGCTAATCCAAACTTTTCGTGACCAAACCGTTACATTCCGCGTTGTGGAAGCCGAAGACGGCGTCACACTCGACGCGGTGACGCGGTAAACCGATTCCCCGCCCGTGAGGGCCTCGCGGTCTTGCAAAGTGGTGTTCACGGGGAGGTTATCGGCGATCACCTCCCATGTCTGCCCGCCGTCCAAACTACGCTCCACCATGTTCGACACGGTGGCGACCGTTTTCCCCGGTTTCGCCGGCGGGTTTTCAATACCGATAGTAACCGCGCCCGCGGTTTCGTCCCATACGAGGTTGACTTTCGGCTCCTCGGGCGGCGAGTAGCGGACCACACTCCGGCGTGTTGCGGCTACAGACTCTAGGCCGTGGCCGCTGTTCGCGGTGACGACGATAGTGTATTCGTGGCCGTTTACGGCGCGGCCTTCCATCGTGTACGACGTGCCCGCACCCGATAGCGTCTTATCCGCTACCAGTTGGCCGGCGGTCTGGTCGGTGATCTGTACGCGGGCGAGCGTTTGCGCGCTGCCCTCTTCCTGAGAATACGACCACGTGACCTTGAGGACGCTCGTGTCAATCGTGGTTTGCGGGGTCTGGATAGCGACGACGGGGCGGGCGGCGATCTGGAAGCCCGTCACCGCACTCCACGGTGACGCGCCCGCTTCCTCACCCGGCTTGTACAATCCCCACGTGCGCACCTGCCACTCATACAAGCCCGCGCCCAAAGTGGGGACAAACAATTCGGTGATATTGCCCGTGACCGTCTTAGTAGTCCACGCTTGCGTCCCGCGAGGCCGGTAACGGACTTCCGCGCGCGTCTGCTCGGAAGTGTCTTGCGACGCATGAACCCACGATAGAGTCCCTTCCCCGCGTGGAATGACTTCACCAGCGGGTTTAAGGCCTCCCGGCGTGCCCGGAGCTGAGAGGACGAAAATAGAATTCGACACAGCCGAAAACGGCGACACAATATTACCCGGCCCGAGCTGCCGGACCTTATACACGTGCGTAACCGCCGGATCAAAACCCGTGTGCGTCCACGTTTCCGCACCGGCGGGGGCGGTGCCGACCTTACGGTCGTTATCCCAGACTTCTACGCCCCAGCGGTCGTTATAGGGGGTTGCCTTTTTCCATGTGAGGCGGATAGCGCCGCCCGCGACCTTCGCGGCCTGCAGGCCGGTGG